GGAATTTCTCGAACCCAGGCTTCATCACGCACAGGGCATTCATCGCATCCCGGAACCCGTGCAGGTCCAGGCGGTACTGGCGGCCGAAGCGCTTGCCCAGCACGCCGCCCAGTTTGATAGTGGTCATGGTCATGGCCGGTAGTCCTTGTGCCGTAGGATCAATTTCACCCGGTTGGCCATGGACCAGCCGTAGACCTCCCGTGCAGCCAAGCGCCCGGGCATGTGGTGGTAAATGAATGGTCCCGATCCGCCCAGGGCCGGCGCCGGCTCGCTGGAAAGCGATGGGTCATCGCCCAGGTAGATCGCCGCGTGGTTCGGATGGAAGCACGGCCGGCCAGGGGTCGGCACCTGAAGCACCAGCATGTCGCCGCGCTGCGCCGTTTCGACCTGGTAGAAACCCGCGGCTTTGAAGTTGTCCTCGTACAGGCTCGGGCCGGTCTCATCCTCCCACCACAGGTCCTGGCGTTCGAAGTTCGGCAGTTGCAGGCCGGCCTCGCGGGCGTACCAATCGCGGCAAGCGCCCCAGCAGTCCAGCAGGCCGTGGGAGAAGTCCCGGCCAAGCAGCGGCGCCTGGAAGCCTACAGGCTTGAACCAGGCGAACTCACCGCCCGGCCAACCAACGATGCCCCAGGGCAGTTCATGCAGCTCACAGCTCACACGATCGGCCATGCTCGGCGTGGGCGCCTTGTTCGGGTGGCTGTGGATGATCGCCAGCACTTCGCCAAGGTCCTCGGCCGCGGCCTGGTCTCGCTCATCGAGCTGGAAGTTTTCCCGCTCCGACTTGGCCCGGTTGGCACACGGCACATACTGGCGGCCGGCATCGGTCTTGATCAGCAAGCCGCACGCTTCGCCCGGGTAGGCACGCTCAGCATGAGCGCGGATCTCGTCCTGCAATTTTTGATTGATGCGCATGGTTACCTCGAGCTTGCGATCAGGCTTGCGCCCATGGAGCCGCCAAACCGGCGCGTGTTCGCCCGGAGCTTGCAGCTGCTCCACCACCCGCCGCACTGGTCCAGGGCCGGGTTGTCGGTGGGCTCATTCTTCTTCGTGAACATCGCAGTACCGGTGTAGGCACACGCCTCGCCCCGGTATCCACCGCGGCACGCCCACCTGCAGAGCTTGGTGATCTGCTGGGACGGCAGCATCTGCCCTTCCATGTCGGTGGGACTGGACATCGAGAACGTCACCGAGTCGAAGCTTTCTTCAGTCTTCTGCTCGATGTACCAGAGGTTTCGCCTGCTCTGGTTGCTGGCGGTGGGGTTTCCATCGGGGAAGTTCGCCGCATCCAGGTAGTGCCGGAAGGTTTCAATGACCGTGCACTTTGCCCCGGCCAGGTCGCGGAACTGCAAGCACAGTGCAGTGACTGCCCCGCGGACGCCGCCAAGCTCGTTGGCGATTTGCAGGGTTGGGGACGCCGGCCGGCCATCGCCGCGGATGTCGAAACCCTTCGCCGTGATCTGGATCGGGGAATATAGCTGCCCCTGCCAGATGATGTCGCCCTCCTGGGCATGGCCGTGGAACCGCCACAAGTTCGCACCCAGGCGCGTCGCGTCGAGCTCGAACAGCCGGATCTGGTTGCCCGGCTCGAGCTTTTGGATATCACTGTTGTAATTCATGGGGCTCCAGAAACAACAAACCCCGCACTTGGCGGGGTCGGTGGTCGAGGTGGATCAGGGCCTGTAGACCTGCTTGAAGGTGGCAGACAGAGTGAAAATCCCAGCGCCGCCGGCAGTCAGCTTGTAGCCGTTGGCGCTGTATCTGCCCTGGGTTCCGCCCGGCGGCGTCCAGAGAAACGACTTATAGCCTTCGTGCCGATCGAGGAAATCACGGATCCCCAAAAGGTCATCGCCTGCGACTAAACGGCCTACCGCGCTGATATCCCAGGATTGCGACTTCGTGTTGATTCCGATCCCACCGGCCTGGACGTATCCGTCGCCGAACTCGTTCTCCCAGGTTCGCTGCGCTATGTCGCCGGCGGCACCGACCCGGGTGCAGTAAGTGAAGGTTTCAGCCATCACACACGCCTCCAGAGAACGCCGCCTTGCAACGTCTCACCTTGAATGATGCGGATGACCTCGGCGGTGAAAGCCTGGCCCATTGATTCGCCTTGCTGCTGGGCTTCCTGATCGCTCATTCCCTTCTGTGCCTGGACGGTGATCGGGGCGTTGATGCTGATCGCCGCAGCGCCCGAGCTGGCTCCAGCGGATCCGGAATTAATTCGCTCAAGGGTGCGATCAAGCTTGGCGCTGGTTTCTGCCGTGGTTACCCGCTCCCCCTTCTCCAAAAGCCAGGTGCCAGTTTCTGGGACCGCGTCGATGCCATCGTGGGCCATGCCGGCAAGCGCGGCGCTTGATACTGCCGCGACCATGGGAATAGTTGCCGTCTGGGCCGCCAGGGCAGCCCCTGGTGCCAGTGCTGGACCAACAATCGGAATGGCCGCAGTGGATGCATAAGCGGCAAGCGCGGCCTGTGCGGATGTTGCCTGGGCGTTCGCGACCATAGCGAGGCCAGCGGCACTCTGTGTGGTCTTGCCAACAATCAGCTGGACCGCCTGGTACACCAGCCATTGCGCAGCCATGTCGGAAAGAGCGTTGACCATTGACTTCCCGAAGCCGGCAATCATATCGCCGAGAGCGTCCCCCGCATCCTCAGCATCTGTTGCGACATCAGAAAAGAATGTCCCCAGATTACTGCTCGCACTGCCCAGGGCTGTCGAGGTCATGTCCGCTGCCATCTGCGAATGATCAGTCGCCACATCGGCGAAGTTGGCCCAGGCCTCATTGACACCGTCCATCCAGTTGGTTTGGGCAGCATCAAGACTTTCGTAATATTCGTGCTGCAGCTCCATTCGCTCTGTCAGAGCGTCCTTGAGCATCCCGGTCTCTGTTGCGTACAGATCCGCCGTAATATCCCCCGCGTTCAGCTGCTTTTGCAGGTCGGCCATCTGCTCGTTGTAGTCCTGCTGAATCGCCAGGTCCTGCTGGAGCCGATCCCGGGCTTTGTCGCCCATCCCTGCCCCGGCCAGCTCCATGTCAAACCCTGATTTTGTCGTGGCATTCGTTGCCTTCAGGTTCGCCAGGAATGCAGCCGACTTCGCTTCCTCTTCATTCGCAAGCTTGAGTCTCTGGAGCGCATCTAGCTCCTTGGCCAGCCCCTCCAAGCGCTTTTGCTGATCAGCATTGATGCCGACGAGCTTGCCGGATGCAATCTCGAAGCGAATTTTGTCGACCTCTGTCGCTTTCTTCTGAGCATCTGCCGAGGTGTTGATCAGGGCAATCTGACGCTGAAGATCTGTCTCCGAGCTCTTGAAGGTATCGTTGATTTTCTTCGCAGCAGCCTCTGCCTCTTGGGCAGCTTTCTTAGCCTTTTCGCGAGCAACTGGGTCAATGCCGGTACCGGTGCCAGGGGTTACGCTCTTCGTGGCTGCCGCAACCTCTGCCGCTGCCTTTTTGGCGTCCTGTACATATTGCTTGAATTTGTCACCCGCCAACGGAGCCGTGAGGCTTTCGTCAATACTCGCAGCCGCTTGGGCTGCGATACTGAAATTCAGGGCGGCCTCATTACTCAAGCGTTCACTATCAGCAATGAACTGGTCCGCGGTATCCCCTATAGTGACGGCAGCAAGGCCCGTGGCCAGACTGCTCATCAGCGACGACATTCGCGCGACCGCCGTGGAGTAAAGCCCCACCAGCGTATTACCCAGTACGTCGAATACGCGCACGACACCGTCGCCAGCGCTGATTACGAATGCTGAGGTTTCGACCAATTTGTCACCGAGATCACCGACAACCCCTTTAAGGCCGCCGGCGTCCTTGGCCGACTGATTCATGTCCTTTGAGAACTGCGCCAGCACAGGAAGGAACTCAGCTGCCAACATAGTCTTGCCAGCCGTGATGTACTGCCCCATCCCTTGCAACTCAATGCCGAATTGTTTTGCTGCTGCGATGGTGCTCTCATCCATAACCACACCAGCGTTCAGTGCTGCCTGGCCGAGCTCATCAAAAGCCTTACCACCATTGCGCAGAAGAGGCACCAGCGCAGTGGAGTCATCCGCTATGGACTCCATGTAGAACGTCATTTCCTGCTGGCTGACGTTTGCTTTCTCTAGACTGGTGACGTAGAGGGCCAGAGCGTCCTTGCTGTTCAGCTTTTTGAAGCTGTCAGCGGTGACTCCAACCTTCGGTGCGATGTTCTCGAAAAAGTCTTTCAGCTCACCAGCCCCGGTACTGGCGAAGTCCCCGAGCTTATCGTTGGTGTCTTTGAAAATGTCGGAAAGCTTGTCTTGTTCAACGCCGACGCTTTTCGCTGCCGCCGCATACTTTTGGAAATCGGTAGTCCCCAGCCCCGCCAGTGCTGACTGGTTAGATATTTCTTTCGCCACACTCGCCGAGTGCACCACCAAAGCAGTCAAAACTGCGGGGATGCTGCCTATCGCTGTGCCAACGCCTTTTGCCAGGCTGCTAAAAGACTTGCTGATTTCTTCGTTGCGCTTTTTTGCCTCCCGACTTGCCTTGTCCAGCGGACCGGTGAAAGCACCAATTTTTGCAACCAAGTCCAGCGTTAACGTGCCGAGTGATTTGCTGGACATTCAGTTCTCCACGCATAAAAGAACCCGCCGAAGCGGGTTCTGATTATTTTACTGCCCCTGATATTTTGTCGTCAGGAGATCGAGACGTTTTTGATTTTCTTCGGTGAACAGGCCTGAGCCAAACATGGATTTTTTATCCGCACCATCGAGACGGACGACCTCTACGGTAAATACTGCATCGGCTGGCGCGTTCACCTTTCCCCAATCGCTGAACATATTTGGAGCCAACGTCCATGACTGCTCTTCGCCGGGTTCCAAACCGCCACTGATTTCGTAGTTGAAGTCTTCCACCAGCCAAGGAATTGAGCGCCCAGGCGAGGCGATGGTGCCCTTGAAGTAGGCACGAGAAACCGCCTCCGACATCCCATTTTTTACGGTAACTTCGATGATCGGCTTCGGGCGTGAAGAATATTTTTCTTCTTGAAGATAAAATCTGGATTTCGATACAGTGAATTTTTGGAGTTCATTTTTTGCCAACTCCGAATCAACCTTCTTCTTTTTCAGCTCTTCGATCTCAATAATCGCTTGCTCTTTTTCCTTTGCCTCCCGCGCAATCCTAATGGCCGCTGCGACTGAAGAAACTTCATCGACTGTCTTTCCATCCAAGCTGGACAGCAGTCCTGTCGTTAGGTCTGACGTCTTCTTTTCTCCCCTCATGATTGCGGGAACATCCATCCCACTAAGGGCTATCAGTTTGAGGTCAGATTCGAACTGACTTTTTTTATCTGCCGGAAGCTTCTGATTGATTTCTTGCACTGACTTTTTCAAAGCGGCTTCCGAGCTTCCGTCAAGTTTTGGCTCCCCACATCCAGCAATGAAGAGAGCCGGAACAGCAACGGCAAGTAGCTTCCACATAGGTAATCCCTCACGTAATAGTGGCGCGAGGATATCAAAACTTCCCAGCGAAGCGTTAAGCCCAGGCCTTCATCGCCTCGGCGAGCGTTAGCACGCGCTCACCTGCATGAGGCATGAAATCCTCCGGCTTGAAACCACCGTCCTTGGTGATCCTGTTCGCGTACATGGATGACAACGCTGCCAGGCTTCGCTCGACTCGCAGTCCAACATTCAAAGACCCGCGCTCCTTGCGATACTTCGCCCACCGATTGAACTCGCGAAGGCTCAGTCGCTCCTGCGCTTCCGCGATCGTGCAGCCGAAGGTGATGGCGAGTTCGTGCCAGAGCTCTTCAAGGCCGGTGAGCTCGTCGTCTTTCCCAGGTTGTTCACCTCGAAGATAGCGGCCAATAGCGCCACCGTCAGGCGGCCGTCCAGCGCCCCTCGCTGGGGATCCGCATCACCGGTGATATCGCCGACGGTGAAAATAGCTGCCCCGTTTTCATCGCACACGCTTGCGGCTATGCGCCCGGCCAAGCTGTCGTGCTTGCCGTTCAAGGCCGTCACATCGCTGATTGCTGCCTGATAGCCAAGCGGGCGGATGAAAACGGTGGCAGAGAGCTCTTCATCGCCCTGCGACCACTTGATTTCCTTCTCCACCGGTCGGCCGGTGAAGGCGCCGACCGACTTGAGACTTTCGAGTGTCAGTTTCATCAAGCCCCCTTAAGCGCTGGTCTTGCGGATCCAGGCCGAACCGCCGGAACGCTGGATGGAAGCTGCCGTGGTCACCACGCTGTTCGCCGCAAAATCGAACGGGAAGTCAGAGACGTACCCGTCGAAAACAAACCAGGTTCGAGTGTTTGGCAGGCTGAACCCTCCATCGCCAAGCTCAGCAGTGGCCGCTGCCCCGGTACCGGCGCCGCCGGTAAAGGCAACAGTAGGAACTGAGGTATAACCGGACCCTGGGTTGGTAATCGTGATGCCGGTCACTGCGCCGCCCGAGATGCTGGCCGTGGCCAGCGCACCGGTGCCGCCGCCGCCAGTCAAGGCCACGGTAGGTGCGCTGGTGTACCCAGTACCGCCGGAGGTGATTTCGATGGACGAGACCGTGCCATCGACGCCGACCGTCGGCACGATGTCGACGCCATCAGACCAGCCAACCGCCCAGCTGATGCTCTCGATGCTGTCGTCTTCGGACAACTGATGCAGGCGAACGTGGGATGCGTTGCGCGGATCAGCATTCAGCGTCAACGATGCCTGGCCAGGGGTACGCAGACCGCGCATATAGGTCCGCACCTTGTTACTCAGGCACGTGGTTTCGATCTGGTCAGCAGGGTTGCCGCCGGGGTTGAAAGCGGTAGCGCATTCGATTTCAAGGATTTCGAAGA